CCTTTCCCACGGTCGTGAGGATGGCGAAAAACTGCGAATTCGCATCAGTCATTGATAGATGTCCAGGGTGTCTATGGTGTGTTCGCGTCCGATCACGCCGAAGCTGCCGGTGACTTCGATGTCACGCGTCACAGGCGGGTAGACGTCGATTTCGTCGCCTTCGTAGAGGGACGCTGCAATGTTCAAGTTGCCTTGCGTTTCAAGGCTGATGGCCAAGCCGGTGAGTTGTCGACTGACAGGTTTGGCGTCATCGATCAGACGTTCGAGTTCGAGGTACATTTCCTCGGTGATGCCGGTGTCGAGAACTCCGACTTTCAGAGCGAAGGTGCCCGGCACGCCTTCCGGCACCGTCTGCCACCACTCCAGCACCTCGATCAGATAGCCCAGCGGCTCGACCACCCGACGTAGCGCACCGATGGTGCCTTTGTGCTTGTGGATGTAGAACGATGCCTTGATCGCCGCGCGCTTTACCGGTTCCGGCCACGCCGGGTCCCAGCGGTCGACCGACCAGGCCCAGGCCAGATGTGGCAGCAAATGCTCCGGGCAGGTGTCTGGGTTGTACAGCGCGCGCAACGGAATCAACGTGGTCTCGGCGAAGGTCGCTTCGATACCCCTTTCCAATGGAGTGCTGTTGAGCGGCAAGAGACTGCGCATTCAACCTCCCAGTACGACGGTGTAACCCGTGCAGTAAGCGGCCTGTGCCTTGGTGGGTTTCAAATCCTGCCAATCCTTGAGCTCGACCCGGCCGACGCCTGCGACATGCAGCTGCGCATCGACACCGGACCGAGCCACCTCGACGCCCAGGCGGCGCCGGGGATTGATCCAGGCCTCCAACCGATGGATAGCTTCCGTGAGCGCGGCGTCGTTCTCCGGGCCGGTGCCTTTCATGTGCAGCACAGCGTCCACGCGGTAACGCAGGATCTCGGCGCCGCGCACGGTGACGCGGTCGCCGACAGGGCGCACGTCATCGTCGTTCACGGCCGCCGCAACCAAAGCCAAAATCTGCGGCCCAGCCGTGCCGTCGCCCTCCAGTCCCAGCACCGTGACGTCGACGCAGGCCGGTTTCGGACTTTCGGCCGTCGCATCGGCCACCAGCGCCGAGGCGTTTCGAGCATGGAGGATGTAGCTGTTGCGCGGCCCGGCCGTGGTCAGTCCTTCGTAGGCCAGCTGAACCCGCTCACGCAGCGCATCATGGGACTCCATCACCGCCTCCACCGGCGGCACGGCCAGCGGGTCCGCCGCCTGGATCACCAAGCGCTTGAGGTTGACGTTGGCGGCTAGGTGATCCAGATCAGTGCCGGTGGCATAGGCCAACAACTGGGCCTTTGCCGCGTCGTTGACTCGCGCCCGATTGCCGAGCTTGATGTAGCTGCCGACCTCCAGCAGCTTGGTCACTGGGTCGCTTTCGAGCGAAGCTGTCCAGTTCTGCCCCATGTGCCCACGGAACACATCAAGCGCTTCGCTGTAGGTGTCCTCAAAGTCCAGCGGCTCCAGCACGTCAGGCGCCGGCAGCTCCGACAGATCTACCAGGGTACTCATACCCACACCTCCAACGTGCCGCGTTCACCGAGGTACTCGCCGCTGATCTTGAAATTGATTTTGCCGCCGATGACGGAGACAACCACGATGCGCTCAAGCTTGAGTCGCGGCTCCCATTGGTTGAGCGCCCGCACCGCCTCAGCCTGCGCCGCGCTTTTCCAGCCTTCGTTGATCGGTAGGTCGACCATGCGCCGCAACTTGCTGCCGTACTCCGGCCGTTCACGACGGCTCAGCAGCGGTGTGCCGAGGATGTCTCCAACCGATTGACGCAGATGCTCGATGCCGGAGATGGGCTGCCCGGTGTGGCGATCCATTCCGATCATCGGGTCTACTCCTTGAGCTGCTCGTATTCGGGGTGAGCCTTGAGGCATTTCAGCGCGATGTCATCACCCGCCTCGACCGAGACAAGGCTCTTGATTACGGGAAGCGTGCGACCGTCCGGAAGAATCACCGTGCGCGAGGTGTAGAGGGTGTCGCGAAAGGTGAGGGTCGAGGTCGAGATCGGCTGAGTAACAGCGACTGAATCCTGCGTCGTTGAATCGTCTTGAGGTTTGGCCATGATTGCTCCGGGCATAAAAAAGCCCGCACGCGGCGGGCTGGGTGGAGTGGGTTATCAGTGTTTGTGGTTGGCCGTGTTGCCGGTGGTGTCCAGGATCGCGCCGTCGCTTGTGATGTTCCCTGTGACGTGCAGCGGCCCATCGATACTGACCGGCCCCTTGATGTTCACCGTGGCTTCGAGATCGATCGTTCCCGACTTCACCGTGACAGCGTTGTCGGTGACCTCGGCCTGAGTTGCCCCGACCTTGATGGTGACCTTTCCGGTGGGCAAGGTGATGCTGTAAATGCTGTCCTGCCAGTCGTAGACCAAGCGACCGCCATCCTCGAAATGCCAGACTTCGACATGATCGCGGTTGTCCGGCGGTGGGCCACCGTTGCCGTACAGCCCAGGAATGAATGTGCCCTGCGCCACGTCACCGCTGGCACTGATCAGCGTGCCCTGCTCGTTGATGCTCGGCGCCCGCCAGTGCCGCGCTTTGCCAGCGGCGATGCTGTGCCAGCGCACCCAACCGCTGACCCATTCGCCGTCCGAAACCCGGCAAGCCGGTGGTGATGCGGCAAGATCCACCGCGACCACGTAGCAATCCTTGACCAGGCCGGCGAGCATGCGGTCGTGCTGCGCGGCGACATAACCCGAACTCATGACACGTCTTCCGGACGGAAAGGACCGTCGCCCGGTTCCAAGTTCAGCACCAGAGTGCCCGGTGGCTGATCCGGCCAAGGCCATTCGGCGTCGCCAAGGTAGATCTGCTGTGTCCACTCCACGACCCAGACGGTGTAGCCGTCCAGTTCTGGTTTAGTCCAGTCCGGCATGGACTGCACAAACTCGGCCGGTTCTACCTTCACGCCCCACGACTGCATCCGCAATAGCACGGCCAACTGCCCGGCAAGAAACACCGCCTGCTGGTGGTGGTCGCGGTGGATCGGATCTGTAATCACCCGCGCTTCGAACTTGCAAGACAGACTCGTCTCACCAGTTCCCGGATCGTGACCCGGCTCTATTTCTGCCAGCTCAATCAGTACTGCCGGTAGCGGAATTCGATCCCGAATATCCGGCCACATAGCCACCGTGCACATGTCCGGAAGGTGAATCCTGATGTGTGCCTCAATGGCCTGATACAACCGCACAAAGCTGAACGGTTCGTCGACTTGATACGTCACGTCATTTCCCCTTCAAATGCTTCTGCAGTTCAAAGTTCAGCTCCTGCTGCAGCACATGCATCAGTTGAGCGTCGGCCTTACGAATCCAAGCCTCAAAGAGAGGCCGGGCCTGCTCCAGCGAAACCTTGGCCTTGGCCAGCGGGAAGCGGCTGCCGTGTTCGGCGATCCATCCCGAACTGACACCGCCGGCCGCGCTGACGTCGCTGTCCGGGTAATCGGCGGCGTCGAAATGTTTGCTGGCTGTACGGATCCAGATGTCTGCCTGACTGCCGTAGACCTTTTTATGGAAGGCGCCTGCATACCGACGCCCTGCAACCGACACACCGGCTTTGCCCTGGCGGACGTTACCGATGCGGCGGGCTTCGATGGAGTCGAGACCGAACCAAAGCTTGCCGCTGTTGGCCCCGCCACTGACCGGGTAGGCCCGTAGACGCTGTCTCACCGCCTTGATCGCAATTCGCTCTTGACGACCGACAGCACGGGCGATGTAGGTGACAAGCCAACGCAGTGTTTTGTTGATCGCCCGACGTTGTGCGTTCGCGGCAGCCTTGGGCACCAAAGCGGCAAAGTCCTGGAATGCCATAAGGTCTGCTGTGGAAGTCTGCAGCGAGATCATTCCGCCACTGGACGATGGTTTGAAGTAGCTGCCTACGCTCATTATCTGGCCCTCAATAGCAATGCCACCCAGCCATCGCCGTCAGGTTCGAGCTTCACCAGGTCATACTGGCCGCCACCGTCCTGCGTCGGCAGGTCGATGTCCACCAGTTGCCCCTCCTCGACACCGTTCGCATCGCAGACACGGATCTCGAAACGCGGCTCACGCAACCCGGTGTTGATCCGTCCCATGCGCGGCTGCAACCAGGGAGCGGAAAAGAAGCCGGCGATCTCGCGACCGCCAACCGTCCCCATGTCGCCCAGCCCATCCAGCACCAGGGCGTCCATGTCTTCGCTCAACTCGCGAAAACCCATAATCACGCACCGTCGTCGACGTCGTCGGTCGCGTCCGGATTGTCTCGCAGCAATTGCTGCGCACGCGGATCCTTGATGGCGGCAATGCGCCCCTCGGCCAACAGTGTGTCCGCTACCTCCCTGCTGGGCGGGCTGTAGGGCTCGCCCTTGACCACCACATTGCGACCGTCCTGCACGCAACCATCGATCACTAGGTATTCGGCTTTTTTGGCCATGTCACACCACCTTGGCGTAGATGAAAGCGTCCGGTTCCAGCAGGCCGGCCAAGGCGGCACTCTGCAGCTTCAGCCAGCGGGCGCTCGGTTCTTGGGTGACCCAGCTTTTCGGAAAGCGGGCCGCTTCAACCAGACCGCTTTCCACGGCCTCCAGATCCTGGATTGCGCCATACAACATCGCGTTGCGCGTCGAAGTGGCACCGAGGATCAGACCGCCGACCGGGATCATTGGCTGTTCGTCGTCGTCATCGTCCAGATACCACTCGTCATAGCCGTACAGGTCGACGCCCGGATCGTTCAGGTAACCCAAGTAGGTCACGCCGTCGGGCAATTCCTCTGGCTTGATCATGCCCATGTCGACGCGACGGGTATTGAGTTGCTTCATCACCGTCGCATTGGATTGGAAGGCGTCCAGCGCTTCGCCGCTCATGGCCACAGCGTTGGCCGTGCGGCCGGAGTCCTTGGCGATCTTACGTTTCCAACTGCGCAGGTTGCCGATGGGGTCGCTGTCGGCGGTGCCCCATTGCCCGCTGCCTAGGCTGATCCGGTGGTCGCTCGCCATCAGGAAGTCGATGGTGTCGTCCACGCCATCGCCGATCACGCGAACCTTGCCGGTGGTCAGCGCTTGGGCGCACATCCACTCTTCGCGGCGGACGATCTCGTCGTCCAGATCACGCAGATCCTTGCCCAGCAACTGGCCCGCACGCTCCAGCGGTGTACGGGTGGCGTACGGGTTGTCGCCGGCCGAACGCTTGAGTACCAGTTCGGCGGTGGTCTCACGTTTGGGCTGGATGTATGGCGGCGCATATGTGCTGCTGGTGTATCCCTCGCGCAGCGACAGGCTGCCCGGCAGACGCGGATTGACGAACGGCGCCATCTTGCGTTTGCCCTTGATGATGTCGATGTCCACAGTCTTGGTGGGGAACGTCACCGGAGTGCCGCCATTGAAAAAAGTGTTCAACAGAAAGCGGCGTGCGGTCGGCATCTGCTCGACCGCTTCCAGCATGGTGCGGGTATCAAAAATATCCATCGGAAACTCCGGTTAACGAACGAACAGGCACAGGGCTCGTAGCGCGGCTTTCGCCTTCGCTACGGTGAGCCCTTCGCCGAGAGTGAGTTGGGTGGCCAGCACTTCGCCGGTCAGTCGGATCGGTGCCGCTTGGACACCTTTGCTGGTATCCGTGGCCTGATCGAGGATCGCTGAGGGCACCTCGGAGCCGTCGTCGGCAGCGGTCTTGCACAACATGTACTCGCCGCTCGCCTGGACCTGGCCGAGGACTGCACCTCGCGGAAGGTTCTGGCCGGCGGCGATCACTGCGATATCGATCATCACCGGAAAGGCGCCCGCTGAAAGCTGCTCAGGCACGTAGGTTTGGCGTTCTGGATTGCTCATGTATTTCTCCTGTCAGCGGCGCGAGGCGCCCACGACGATGGCGTTGACCACGGCCTTACGTTCGCCCTTGTCATCGTTATCGGTCGGGGTCGAGGTCGAGGCGCCGGTGGCATCGGACTTGATCGCGTTAAGTGAAATGCCGCGATCCTGCGCCGCCTTGAACAGTTGCATGGCGGTGGCCTCGACCGAGGTACCGGCATCGATAGCGGCAGCGATCTCGGTCTCGAATCCCTTGCTGGCCATCGCGTTGATGCCGGTGATGCGCTGCCGCTCAGCGGTTGCGCCCTCCTCGCGGCTCTGGGTGCGGATGCTCTCCAGATCCGGCTGACTCGCCTGGGCGATCTGGATGGTCTGCGGATCCGTGCCGGCGGCCAGCGCCTCACGCAACTCCGCCGTGCTGCTGACGGTGGTCATATTGTATTTCCTCGGTTGGGTTGCGGCCGTTTTGGCCAGTTCGGTAATCAATGCTTCAAGCGAGCCCAGACGATGGGCTAGGCCGGACTCGACAGCGGCGGCGCCGACACGCAGTCCGCCGAAGTCGCCCATCTCGGGAACGCGCTCCGGTTCCACACCCAGATTGCGGGCCACCTTGGCTACGAACACGTCGCCCATGGCGTCGACGGTTTCGCCGACCTTGGCCCGGCCCTCCTCGGTGGACAGATCCACCCGCTTGTTGGGTGCGTTGCGGCTGACGATTTGGTAACGCTTGCGCCCTGTAGCGGCCTCGCCCTCCACCACTGCCTCGACCACGACGCCGATGCTGCCGGCTAGCGCGGTCTCGTCGATGACGATCTCGCCAGCCGCCGAGGCGATCCAGTAGGCCGCGCTGGCACCGGTGCCGCCGATGTAAGCAACAATGCGTTTGCGATCTCGGGCTGCATGGATGTGTTCGGCCAGCTCGTTGATGCCGGCGGCCACACCGCCTGGGCTGTCGATGTTCAGGATGATTGCGCTGACTTTGGGGTCGTCCAGCGCTTTTTGCAGGTCGGTCGCCAGCACCTGGGTACTGGTCGCGCCACTGATCTCGGTGAAGAGATTGGCGTAGCGAAACACCGGGCCGACCACTGGGATGATCGCCACCCCGTTGCGCACGCTGACGGTACGGCTGTTGTCCAACCGCATGCCGGAGCGTGTCTCCAGCGCCGCCGGGTCGCCCATTCGGTCTGCGATGGTCAGCAGGTTTTCCAGGGCGCCGGGCAGCATCAGCCAAGGCTGCGAGGCAGCCAGCTCAAATGCGCGGGGCATGGTTATTCCTCGTTGGGGTTGTTGGGTGGGGTTTCCTGCTCGCGCCCCTTGGGCAGGACGTGCAAGCCGTCCTTGCGGCGCTGCTCGACTTCGCGCACGCGCTGTCGATACACCTGCTGCCACGGCTCGCCGGTCATCGCGGCGGTTTCCAGCGTCTCATTGCTGACACCGATCTCGATGCGCTTGCCGGCGGCATTCGCCTCCTTCAACTCATCGATGGCGCCACGGGCCGGACCGATCCAGATCGCCTGGCAATAAGCCTTGCGCTTAGCCGGATCCGCATAGCCGGGCAACTTGATCAATCCACGTGCCACTGCCTCGTCAATCAGCAGTTCGCGGCTGGGCTGGCAGAAGTCGCAGATCAGCCACCAGCGGCGCAGGCTGTAGAACCGCCAAGCCTGCAACATCGCCGCACGGGCTGCGCTGTAACTGCTGCTGTAGTGCAGCAGCAGTTCCTCCATCGGTTGTTCCAAAGCCGCACCGATCTCCTTGACCACGGCGGTAAAGAACGGATCGAACTGCGCATTGGGCCGAGCCGGGTTGGCAATGACCGGCTCTTCGCCCTGCCCCAAGTCGACAATCGCGCCCTCGCCCAGCGCCAGTTCTCCATCCCCGGTGGTATCACCACCAGGGCCGTCGCCTTCGTTGGCCAGCGCTGTCAGTGGCAGGTTTCCGACCTGAAAGTCGTTGGTCTTCTTGATGAACACGGTGAACATGGCCGAGATCACTGCCGCCATCAGTTCGGCACTGCTGTAGCGTTCCAGTTTTTGCAGGGGCTCCAGCACCGGGGCCAAGTACGGCGCGCCTCGCTTCTGCCCTGGCCGCTCCTTGTCGGCCATGACATGCATAACTCGGCGTCTGCCGGTGGCTTCACCGAAGGCTGGCAAACGCTCCCATTTGAGCGTTTGGCCAGCGGTGAACTCGTTGGGGTAACCGCTGCATACGTGATAAGCCAATGGAGCGCCGAGTTTGTCGAATTCGACGCCGTCCACCAGGTTCGCGCTATCTAATCGCCCAGCCGGGTTGCATACCCGATCCGACTCGATCAACTGCAGCCGTGTACTGAAGACACAACCCGGACGTTCGTCGTCAGGGCTGGCAATCAATACATCACCACCGACCATCGACGAGACCATTACCAGCGCTTGTAGCTGGTAATGATTGAGCGTCGCCTCCGCGTCGCACTCGCGTGGATCATCGGCATACAGTGACCAGAGGCGGTCGAGCTGGGTATTGAGGTCTTCGGCCTGCTCTTCACTCAATCCGAGCGCCGCGTGATCTATCTGCGAGCGGCAGACCAGGCCGGTACCGACCACATTGGTACGCAGGCGGGTGATTGCCGCTCTTGCGATCAGATGATTGCGCATGGCATCCCGCGAACGGGCCACCAACATGCGCCGCTCGTTTTGGTCGAGGTCGCGTCGAGGGCTGCCGAGACCGGGTATCCAGCTGGCCATACTGCGCAAGACGCGAGATGCACCCCGCCAGCGAGTCTCCACCCCACCTCCACCGCCTTGGGCGACGATAGGCTTGGCGCCCGTTGCCGACTTGGCCAGTCTGATGGCCTCGCGCATCAGCAACTCGGCCGGATCCTTTCGAAAGAAACCCATAATCAGATCGCCAAGTAGGAGACGCGGTTGCGGCCACGTCCCTGTTGTTGGGCCTGCTCCAGTGCGACCTCTTTGGCGTATTGCTGCTCAAGAAGGCGCAGGCTGTTCAGTTCGGCGCGATACAGTTCACGATCAGCACGGCGCAGGCGCTGGCCTTTCTTCAGGACGTCAGAGATCGCCGCCCGGACTTCCGCGAGGCGCTGTTGTGCGTCGGTCATGATGTTTTCCTTAGTAGCCCGCTCGACTGCGGGTGCCCCGCCCACGAGCAACGGCTCGGCGCGGTACCGGTGCGACCGGTTGTTCGGTGGTGAACAGGGTTGGCTGTAGCAGTTGCTGCTCCAGTTGGTCCCATTCGTGATCCCGCAGCAGGTGAGTTTTCAGGCTGCGAGCGGCGTGCAATGAATACACTTCGCAGTCGAGGGCTTCGTTGCGACGACCCGCTTTTTTCTGCCACACCATCTTGCTGGGGTTGCGTGCGTGTGGGGCCAGCACTTCGTTGGTGAGTTGCTCGTAGTAGTCCGAGCGAATCTCGCTGTACCAGTGCATTCGACCTGGACCACTGCCCTTGAGTCGGAGCCGACCGTCGATCAACGTCTTGGCTTTGTGCGTGCCGACGATGTGTACCCGCAGGCCGTATTTCGCAGCCTTGGTGTTGTCTTGCGAGGTATCCACTGACTGCGGTGGTTTGGTGAAAATCTCCTTGTCACGACTGTCCACGGAAGCCCCTTTTATCGCCATGACGTTGTAGCGCTGTCGATCCCGAACGTAGGCATAAACCGCATCGCTGGTATTGCCGTCCGAGCTGTCGATGCTTACCGCCGACACTGCCAGCTGGGCGCCGCCCTCGGTGGGAACTGGCCGGGAGATCACCCGATCCAGTTCCTGCCACACAGCATCATGCGGATCGATGGGGTTGCCATGAAGTTCGCCCCAATACAGCCGCCATGACTCCTCACCACGCCCCCAACCGGTAATGACCAGAGCCAGGCGATCACCCTGCACATCGACACCCACGGTGACCAACAACACACCTTTCGGTGCTGTCAGCTCCGCGTATGGCTCGGCGCGCTTCTCCAGTTCGTCGGTCTTCGGCGCGTCATTCTGGTACTCGTAGCTTTCACCTTTGGAGCTATTGACGAAGGCGATCATCGGTCCGATGTTGCCCTGCGAAGCCGCGTGTTCGGCTTGAAGTTTCTTCTCCATCAGCGCCTGAAAGCGCGATCCCCAGAACGTCGCGTACAACTCGTTCAGGATGTAACCCGCAATCCCGCGAAATTCAGCCGTGGCCGACCAGCGCCCGTTTTTGAGGTTGGCGTTTTTCTGGTTGTCGTCCCAGATCCCACCGCAATGCGGGCAGGAATAGAACGCCATTTCCGGACGCTTCTTGCCGTACACCTCGTGCAGGTAATCCGGGTCCTCATCGCAATGCAGGTTGTCAAAGCTGAGCGCGTGTTCATGACCACATTCATGGCAGGGCACCAAGCCAACACGCTTATCCGACAGTTCCAGCTCTGCATCAATCGCCGAAAGGCCTTTGATGGTCGGTGTCCCACCGATGATGATCTTCGAGCGACGGAAGGTTTTCAGTCGCTCCTTGGCCAACTTGATACTGTCGCCCTGCCCGCGCAGGTTGAGGTTGCAGTCATCAGGCTCCTCAATGGCCACGCGTGGCACTGGCGTGGATTTCACGCTGGCCGGACTGTTGGAGCCGACCATCTTCAGAAAGCCGCCGGGGAAGCGCTTGAAGTCCTGACGCTGCTGCAGCTTGCGACTACGCAAGTCGACTTTCTTGCGCAGGCGTGGCGTGGCTTCGATCATCGGTTCGAGCTTTTCGCCAACGTATTGCTTGGCGGCTTCAGCTTTGGGGAAAAGCACCAGGATCGGTGACGGGTCAATGTCGATCCACTTGCCCAAGGCGTTACCCAGCACGCCCGATGTCCAGGCCACCTGCGCCGACTTGCGGCCGACTATTTCGCTGACCGCTGGATCGTCCAACGCTTCCAACGGCCCACCGGGCCAAATCAGGTGCGGTGTCACGTCGAAGCGGTATTTGCCAGGGCGCGCTGCTTCCTCGGGTGCGAGCCAACGGTACTTGTCCGCCCACTCGATAATGCTCATGCGCGGCGGTGGCGCCCACTTGCGGCAAGCGCCGCGCAGCGCCTTAGTCGCCGTTTTCTTCAAAGCCCTCCGGATCGTCCGGTTCGTCAGAATATCCATCTGACGGGGCATCATCCTTGTCATAGTCAGAAAGCCTCCTCAGGATGGCTTCAATGGGATCCCTGATCAGTTGGTCGTCGACCTCCACCCCGTAGCGCGCCGACAGTTCGGCGGCCAGGGCGTCGGGGAATGTGTTAAGTAGCTCCACCTTCGCAGCGGTGATCATTGCTTCGAAGCGCTCGACCAAGTCATCGGCAATGACGACCTCCCCCAGATCCTTGGCCATCGCGAGTTCTTCGCGGTCGGCACGGATCCGGTCGAGGCGGTCGCGGGAAGATTCTTTCTTGCCGTTGAGCGCGGCCTGGTGCATCAGCCACTCAATCACTGCTTGAGTGTCATATTGGTTTTCGTTGCCCCGACCGAGGCCGAACTCGGTCACTGGCATGCCGTCGTTCTGCCAACGGGTCAGGGTGCGTTCATCACGACCGACGATCTCGCTTAAGTCGGCCTTGCTAACAGTCCTGCCCATATCTAACCCTTTGAAAAGACGGACATCACTGCAAAATTCTCAGCTGCAGAGATCCCGCGAGTTCGCTAACCCGTGTAGGGGGCGGCCCTCAGGGAGGACCCGGAAAAATGGCGCCCCCACCTGGCCGCCGACCTAGCTGCGGTCGGTCGATGTCGACTCCGAAACGCCCAGCCGCTTGGCGGCCCAGCGCTCGTACAACCCGATGGCAACATCGGCACCGGCCATTGCCGTCAGGCAACCCAAGGCGCCCGCCGTCCAGATCGTCATGCCGGCGGCGATCATCAGCATCATCGCTGACACCCCGCAGACAATGCAGGCCCCGGATCGAAGTGCGAGGCGGCGCAACAAAACCCAGCCCCGCGCCCCGTCCTTGTCGGCCCGCCACATCTCTCCCGATACGCCGCCGACCAGGGCCAGGACGATCACTAACCAGATCGGCATCTCTGCCAGCGCTTGTTGCTCGTTTGTCATCGCCAACCCCTAAACGCAAAAACCCGGCGCAATGGCCGGGTTTGGTGGTGTGGTGCCTGCCGCTCTCTGCGGTCGCACCTATCGAAGATGACTACTTTTTACAGGTCGATTCCGGTGGCAGCAACCCCGGTTTAATGCCACCCA